CTGCATGGCCGACCTCTTCGCCGATGACCTTCCGCCCGCGCACGCCCCCGACGCCGTGCGCGAGGATGCCCCGCTCGCCGACCGGCTGCGCCCGCGCACGCTAGCCGATGTGGTCGGGCAGGAGCACCTGACCGGCCCCGAAGGCGCGATCGGGCGCATGGTCGCGGCCGGAAGGCTGTCCTCGATGATCCTGTGGGGTCCGCCCGGCACCGGCAAGACCAGCATCGCCCGCCTGCTCGCCGATGCGGTGGGGATGCGCTTTCACGCGGTTTCCGCCGTGTTCTCGGGCGTGGCGGACCTCAAGAAAGCCTTTGCCGAGGCCGACGTCGCCGCCAAGGCCGGCCAGCGCACGCTGCTATTCGTGGACGAGATCCACCGCTTCAACCGCGCGCAGCAGGACGGCTTCCTTCCCTTCGTCGAGCGCGGCACCGTCACGCTGGTCGGCGCGACGACCGAGAACCCCAGCTTCGCGCTCAATGCCGCACTGCTCAGCCGCGCGCAGGTGCTGATCCTGCACCGACTCGACGCCGCCGCGCTGTCCGCCCTGCTTGCCAAGGCCGAGGATCTCGAAGGCCCGCTGCCGCTGACCCCGGACGCGCGCGAGGCGCTGGTCGCCTCGGCCGACGGCGACGGGCGTTTCCTGCTCAACCAGGCCGAGACGCTCTACGCCGCGCGTATACCCGAGCCGCTCGATCCAGCGGGCCTCGGCCAGTTCCTGCAGCGCCGGGTGGCGGTCTACGACAAGGACCGCGACGGGCACTACAACCTCATCAGCGCGCTGCATAAGTCCCTGCGCGGATCGGACCCGCAGGCCGCGCTCTATTACATGGCGCGCATGCTGACCGCCGGGGAGGAGCCGCTCTACGTGCTGCGCCGCCTCGTGCGCTTCGCCAGCGAGGACGTCGGCCTCGCCGATCCGCAGGCGCTCGTACAGTGCCTCGCCGCCAAGGACGCCTACGAGTTCCTCGGCTCTCCCGAGGGCGAACTGGCGATCGTCCAGGCCTGCCTCTACCTCGCCACCGCGCCCAAATCGAACGCGGCCTACGCGGCGTTCAAGTCCTCGTTCAAGGCCGCGCGCGAGACCGGCTCGCTCAGCCCCCCGGCGAACATCCTCAATGCGCCGACCAAGCTGATGAAGGACATCGGCTACGGCAAGGACTACGCCTACGACCACGATGCGCCCGATGGTTTCTCCGGCGACAACTACTGGCCCGACGAACTTGGCCCGCAGGTCTACTACGACCCCGTAGAACGCGGCTTCGAGCGCGAGATCAAGAAGCGCCTGGAATGGTGGGACAAGAAGCGCGCCGAGCGGCGGGAGGGGTGATCGAGCCTCCCCCATCCAAGGCTCGCTAGAACGTGATCTGGTCGAAACCCTCTCCGTCATTCCCGCGAAGGCGGGAATGACGAGGATACAATTTCCTTACGACTGTCAAATTCCACGACGGGACCCACGATGCACTTCCGCAACTTCATGGCGATCGACTGGTCCGGCGCGCTGGGCGAACGGCAGAAGGGCATCGCCGTGGCTCTATGCGCCGATGGCGACGAAGCCCCTCGCCTGCTCGCGCCGCCCGGCAATGCGAAGTGGTCGCGGGCCGAAGTGCTGGACCTGCTGCTCCACTGCCTGCCCCCCGACACCCTCGTCGGCATGGATCTCGGCATCTCGCTGCCTTTCGCGGACGCCGGCGCGTTCTTCCCGGGCTGGGCGCAAAGCCCGCCCCACGCCCGCGCGCTCTGGGCGCTGATCGACACGGTGTGCGCCGACGATGCGCACCTCTCGTCCGCCAGCTTCGTCGACCATCCCGAACTCAGCGCCTACTTCCGCCGCCACGGAGGCCGCGAGGGCGCGCAGTTCCACCTGCCCGGCGCGCTCCATAGACGTGGGCGGATGCGCGTGACCGAGGCGGCGCAGGCGCGCGCGGGGTGCAAGCCCTACTCCAACTTCAACCTCGTCGGCGCGGCGCAAGTCGGCAAGTCGAGCCTGACGGGAATGCGCCTGCTCCACCGGCTGGACGGGCGCCTGCCGGTCTGGCCAGTCGATCCGCTGCCGGAAAGCGGCTCGGTGCTGGTGGAGATCTACACCACCCTCGCCGCCGTCGCCGCCGGGCGCACTGCCGGTCGCGCCAAGATGACCGACCATGCCCCGCTCGACGCCGCACTGATCACGCTGGGCTCGCGGCCCGGCGGCGGCAGCGGCCCGATCGACGACCACAGCGCCGATGCCCTCGTCACCACCGCCTGGCTGCGCACCGTCGCCCACCGCGCCGACCTGTGGCACCCCGCCGAACTCACGCCCGACCTCGCCGCTACGGAGGGCTGGACCTTCGGCGCGCCCTGACGCACAACCTGCGTCATAAAACAGGGAGCGCCATTCTTCATGAGATCCGTTCTGCTGGCAGGCATCGCCTGCCTTTCGCTCGCCGCCTGCGCCACGACAACCTCTACCAACAACAATGCGGCGAGCGCCGTCGAAGCGGCAAAACAGGCCGAGCAGCCCTTCCCCAAGCAGAACTGGAAGCAGTTCGTCGATGCCAGCATCAAGGACTGGTTCGCCACCGACCCGTCCTTCGCGATCTACGAAGGCGCGCACGAATACGACGGCAAGCTGCCCGATTGGAGCGAGGCTGGCCTCAAGGCACGCGCCGCGTTCCTGCACGCGGTGATCGACAAGGCCGCCACCTTCAGCGACCTCTCCGATGCCGAACGCTTCGAGCGTGACTATCTGGTGCAGGTCGCCAAGGGCAACCTGTTCTGGCTGGAAGATGCGGACCTGCCGCACACCAACCCCGCCTTCTACATCAACGGCGGACTCGACCCGAACGTTTACGTCAGCCGCGACTATGCCGACAAGCCGACGCGGATGAAGGCGATGATCGCCTTCTTCAAGGCCGTACCCGCGCAGGCCGCCAACATCCGTGCCAACCTGCCCGGCGCCATGCCCGCGAGCTTCATCAAGCTGGGCAAGGACGGCTTCGGCGGCCTTGCCGGCTATTACCGCGGCGATGCCCGCGCCGCCTTCGAGGACGTGGCAGATCCCGCGCTCCAGACGGATTTCAGGGCATCGTCCGAGGCCGCTGCCACTGCCATGCAGGCCGTCGCCGACCAGGTGGCCAAGTCCAAACCGACACAGGGCTTCGCGATGGGCGCGGACAAGTTTGCGCGCATGCTCGCCGCCACCGAGGCGGTCGACGCCCCGCTCGACCAGCTGGAAGCCGCAGGCCGCGCCGATCTCCTGCGCAACCAGCAGGCGCTGAAGGCCGCCTGCGCGAAATTCGCGCCGGGCAAGACCATCCAGCAGTGCTTCGACAAGATGCGCGCCGACAAGCCCGCCGGCGGTCCCGTCGCCGAAGCCCGCCGCGAGATTCCCGAGCTGGCGGACTTCGTGCGCAAGAACGGTGTCGTCACGATCCCCGGCACCAAACTCGCGCAAGTAGAGGAGAGCCCGCCCTACAACCGCGCCAACTCCGCCTACATCGACCCGCCGGGACCGCTGGAGAACGGCGGCTCGTCGATCTACTACATCTCCCCACCCGACCCGACGTGGTCGAAGCAGATGCAGATGGACTACATCCCCGGCAAGGCCGACCTGCTTTTCACTACCGTGCACGAGGTCATGCCCGGCCACTACATCCAGTTCCTCCATTCGAACGCCGCGCCCTCGATCGTCGGCAAGCTCTTCGTCGGTTACGCCTATGCCGAAGGCTGGGCGCACTATGCCGAGGAAATGATGCTGGAGGCGGGCCTGGGCAACGGCGATCCGGGCATCCAGGTCGGGCAGATCTCCAACGCGCTGCTGCGCAACTGCCGCTATCTCTCCGCTATCGGCCTCCACGCGCGCGGGATGACGCAGGCGCAGTCGAAGACGATGTTCATGGAGCAGTGCTACCAGGACGAGGGCACCGCCGAGCAGCAGGCCGCGCGCGGGACCTACGATCCGGCCTACCTCAATTACACGCTGGGCAAGCTGATGATCCGCAAGCTGCGCACCGACTGGACCGCCACGCGCGGCGGTACCGCCTCATGGAAGGCGTTCCACGACGACTTCCTCAGCCGCGGGGGCCCGCCGATCCCGCTGGTCCGCGCGGCGATGATGAAGGAAGACGCGCCCCACGCGGTTTTCTGACGCTCAAGGTTTGGGCTTTACCGGCGCCCCCCGCTCGCGGTAAGGGCGCCGGACTTGCCCGCCTGCAAATGGCGCGCGCGCCGGCTTAGCTCAGTTGGTAGAGCACCTGATTTGTAATCGGTCAGGTTTTGGCGGAAAACCGCCGTTTTTCAGATCATTGTGCCTTGGATTGTGACACACGCCTCGTTTTGCGCGGTTGCAGCATGGTCCCCACGCGGTCGAATGCGGTGTCCTTCGCATCCGGTTTGATGTGCGCATAGCGCATGGTGACAGCCACCGTGCTGTGGCCAAGCGCGTCACAGATGTCGGCAAGGTCGGAACCGTTCATGCGGGCCCAACTGGCGAACGTGTGGCGCAGGTCGTGGAAGTGGAAGTCGACCAGGGCTGCGGCTTTGAGCGCGGCGGCGAAGCGCTTCCTGAAGTTGGTTGTGTCGAACACCCTGCCCGTGCGCTCCTTCGGCGGGGTGCGGCCAAGCACGGCTGCGAGAGGCGGTGATATGCGGACAGCCAGCGGCTTGCGGCCCTTCGTGCGCGGGATCGTGATCGTACTACGGCCGAGGTCGATCTGGTGCCAATCGAGGGAGAGGATGTTGTCTTTGCGCAGCCCGGTCGTGACGGCCGCGACGATGACCGCCTGGACGCTGGCATGCGCCCCCCGCAGCAGCCGCGTGTATTCGTCGGTGCCGGCGTAGCGGATGCGATGCTCCGGCTCGGCCATGCGCAGTCGCTTCCATGCGAGCGCCGGGATTTGCTGGCCGTGCATCTCGTTCGCCCATGTGAGGGCCGCCTTGAGGTAGGCGAGGTCACGGTTCACGGTCGAGGGGCTGACCTTGCCGAACTCCCGATCGCCGACCTTGATGGCGCCGCCGCGCCGGCACGCCCGGTAGTCCATCACCAGCGAGTTGGTGATGCTCAGGATCTCGGTATCTGCACCGAAGTGCGCGCTCAGAATCTCGAGCGAGCGGAAGATATCGTCCTCGGTGGTCCGGTGCTGGCCATGGTCTTCCCAGTAGGCGGCGAAGCACTCGCGAATCCGCCACGCGGCCGGCTTGTTCAGCCCCGCGCGCAGCTTCTGCTCCGTCTCGGCCTCTACAAGCCGCGCTTTCCTCTCGTTCGTCTCGCCTGTACTGCCTCGAAATCGAGGACGGCCGGGGACGGAGATCGACATCCAGTAATGCGGGGAGCCTTTGCGGGTGTAGATTGGCATGTGCGCTGGCTTTCGACGAAGGCTTGCAGATCGTCGAGGGTATACCTGATTCCCGACTTCATCTGGACGTACGTAATTTTTCCCTCCTGCCGCAAGGCGCGCAGCGTTCGGGTGCAGACGGAAAGCCACTGCGCGGCTTCGGCCTCCCTCAAAAGCCGGGGTGGAATATGGACGCGGTCTGCGGTCATCGGTTGGCCGCGCAATCGGTCCCGACCACGAAAGGATCGCCCAGCGGGTCGGGTCGGGCCACGCTGACAGTGTTATCCTGCCTACGCCCGCCCTTGCCGCCCGAAAACGGGATGCGCTTCGGAGCAGTGCATGCGCACAGGTCCATGCAGAAACCCGCGTAGTCCTCGTAGCCAGTGTCAGCGCAGTTGGCGCACCTCGGGTTCATGCGGCCTGCGCCTCGTGCGCCGGGAACAGGTCCAGTTGTTCGGGTTCGACATGGTCGGAGAGTAACGCACCCCACTGAGATGCCATGGCGAGCGCAGGGCCTGGGAAAGTCTGGCTCCGGAATTTCGCGCGGTCTGGCCCCGGCGCTGCCCTGTGAATTGCGCTCCATGCCTTGTGCTCGGCCGTTCCGGGCCGAGGCGGCGTCAGGCGGTTCGTCGCGCGCAGCGGAGGCAAGTCGATAAGCTCAAGACCGGTGGCTTTGAAGAAGGGGTCACCGAACCACCATGGCTGGATGAACTGCACTTTACCGCGCCGTGTGAGCCGGATCGCGTGCTTATGCATGATGGGGTTTTCAACGGCCTTGCGCGGGATGCTCTTTGCATCGCGCAGCGTACGGTAGAATGCAGCCGCTTCATCCAGTTCCGCCCAGCGCTGCGGGTCCGGTCCATTCTCTTCCCGGCCGTCGATGTAGAGCCAGCGCGCACCCGAGTTGCAAAGAAGCGGGCACGGGGGATGCATCACCGCGAGCAAATCCCAGCCATCGTCAAGGTGGTCGCGAACGTCACCGCGTATGTGCCGATTGCTGCCGTCATCTGCCGGCTCGAGGTCGCACGACCAGGCATCGTGCCCGGCAGCTATGAAGGCCCGCCGAACGACGCCGGAGCGCTCGCAGGCGATCAGCACGCGGCCCATCAGCTCGACGCTCCGAGGAAAGGGAGGAAGTGGGCGCAGCCGATGTCACCGCGCGCGGCGCATCGGCGGCAAGGGGCGGTGCTGCTCGCGCGATGTGTCGGCGCGGCCGGCGTCGCCGGGTGCGGCTTCGCGCGAAAGGCGTTTGCCAGGCGCGCGCCGTCGAAGGGCTTCGGCCGGATCACGGCTTCGCTTCTCGCTCGGCGGGCCTGCACCGCGTGGAGGTTCGCGACGAATTCGTCCATGGCTTCATCGGCCAGGGCGTCGATCAAGGTGAGCATTGTCACGATCCCACCCTCATCAAGTCGGCAACCGCGCTTTCAGCCTTGCGCACTCCCATGTCCCACCAGATGTGGGATCGGGAATCGCGGCGGTAGGGGTTTGCTGGGACCGGCCCACCCTTGAAGCGGGCGGCGATCACGGCCTCGCGAGCTTCGCGTTGGACGCGGATGGAGATCATCGACCGATCCACTTCATGAGATGAGCGACGGCGATGATCGCGCCGAGGATCGACGCGACCGCGATCAGGGCCGGCGAGAGGCGGCGGTACATGGCGGCGAGCAGCGCGACCTGATGCTCGAGGCGGAGGACCTCGGGATCTTCGATCACGACGACATGAAGACGGACCGCTTCGGCCCGAATGTTTGCGGGTGCGTTCACTGGATCTGGCCTCCGTCGCGAGGGAGGTCGATCGCGCAACCGCCGCAGTAGGCGAAGATGTCGTCGCCGATCACTTCGGTCGCCCAGCCCTGCGGGAGGCTCGGCGTCGGGCGATGCTCCACCGTCTCGCAGCAGCTGCATTGGAAGGTGAAGGGAATGGGCCGGGGCACCGGGCGCTTGGCCCTGGCACTGCGGGAATTCGGGCGGGGTTGGATACGCATCACGGTTCTCCGATCAGGACCAGAAGGACAGGCGGTCGACGACCTGGGCGACGAGGCAGGTCAGCGCCGTGCCGGCGGCGATGACGCCGATCGCGCGCTGCAGCGGCGTCAGGCGCGGCGCTGCCGGGTGACGCGGTGTGCAGCGCGGGCAGCGGCAATGGGAGGCGTGGGTATGGTGCTTGGACATCAGGCAGCACTCCGGAGGTCGGCCGGGGCGGAAGCCGCGGCTTGCTTGCGCGCCAGCTCGGCGCGGATCTGGTGGGTGACGGCGGCGAAGAAGTGGGTTTCGCGCTCGGGCTCGAGGTGCCAGCGCATGGCGATGACGTGCTGGGCCTGCAGCGCGAGCGGGCGCGTGAAGCCGCCCTGTTCGCTGGCGATCTCGGCGACGGTGTCGAGGCTGGCGTCGAGCGCCGCCTGCCGGGCGCCAAGCGTTGAGAGGCAGGCGCGCTCGCCCTCGCCGGTGACGATCCATTTCCAGTCGGCGACGATCGCGGCGTAAGTCGCCAGCTCGGCAGCCGCCGTGGCCTGGTCCATCTTCCCGGTACGGACGCGATCGGGGTAGCGCTTCTGCCGCGAGGCCAGCATGCCCTCGGCCATGGCGAGGAGATCGGGGTAGTCCCCGGCCGCCCAGGGCGTTCCCTGCGCGTCGATGCCGCGCCAGATGCCCTGGGTGAACCGGTCCATGAAGCTGCGCGGGCGGTTCATATGATCCGCTCCGCCTTCTTGGGCTGCTCGAAGACCCAGCAAGACATGACGCGCCCGGCCGGGTTGTTGACGTTTTTGGTCGCCACCCACTTGCGGGACTTCGAGTTGCGCAGCAGCTTCTTGAGCTGGTCCATGTTGGGGGGCGCGATGCCGGCGTTGCGGCAGCGCGCCTCGAAGTCGACCAGGTTGACCGCGATCTGCGTGTCCCGGTCGCGGTGCTGGTTGACCGACTGGCCGTTGGCGTGATCGTCCGGCTTCTCGCGGTCGATCAGGTACTGGACCTTGTCCCAGAAGTCGGAGACGACGGGGTGGTCTCCGCCGCAGGAGTTCTGGCGATCGAGCGCCATTCCATCGACCAGCGCCAGCGTTTCCTCGATCCACTCGGAGCGGATGTTCGGGAACAGCGCCTGCAGCGCTTCCACGCCAGCGGCGAGCTGGCTGTGGCACTTGATCGGTCGGGTGTTGTGCAGGCCGTCGACCCGCCTGGGCATGTCCTGGTCGTGGTGGGCGAAGCGCTCGAAATAGCGGGGCAGGTACTTCGCCTCGCTGCGGATGACGTGGACGATGGTCCCCGACAGTTCCTCGATCGGCCAGCCTTCCAGCTTTACCGCTGCGGCCTTCGTCGCCGGAGAGAACCGGGACTTGTCGATGTCCATCGACATGAGGCGCTCGAGCACGGCGGGGATCGCGTCGATCCGCTCGTTCTGCATGAGATAGATGGAACCGAGGAACGGCGGCTCGTTGGTCTCGTAGCCGCCACTCTTCTGGCCGGTGCCGCGCGGCGAGCGGCCGTTGTAGAGGACCAGCAGCTCGTTGTAGTCGAATTGCTTGTAGCCGCCCCGCTTGTCGTCATCGCGGCCGCCCTCGATCAGGCCGACCGGCAGGTTCGACACCTTCATCAGGCTGCGGGCGAGGAAGGCGACGGTGCCCTTGTTCGGGTCGAAGCCTTCGTACCCGGCGCGCCCGGCGAGCTTCCAGAGGAATTCGACCAGAGTGGACTTGCCCGAGCCCGGCAGGCCGGTGATCTCGAGGAAGCCGAGCGACTTGTGCCGCTCGCGGATCTGCACCGCGAAAAACGACATCGTGAAAAACGCGAGAGCGACCAGCCCCTTGGGGCCATAAGCGGTCCACAGGACGGACACCCACTCGAATGCGATCTTGTCCGCATCGTACTGGATTTCGAGCAGGCGCTCGGCACTGCGCAGTTTCACGGCCTGCTTGCCGAAGTCGAAATACTTCTCCTGGTTGAGATCGACCAGGCGGCCGTCACGGACGGCCATGTCGCCCAGCAGCCACGCGCGGTGCGGCGCAGAATATCCGGTGAACGGGACCGGCTCGACCACCTTGAGGCCGCGCGTCTGGTTGCGGATCAGCCGGTCGAGCTGCTCGCCGCTGCCAGTCCATGTGCCGGCGAAGGCCATCAGCCGCTTCTTGAACTCGCCCGAGTTGGCGCAGGCCGAGGATGAGAACCGTGCCTTGATGGTGGGCTCGGCGCCGGGGAAGTCGACCTGCAGGAAGTAATTGGTCTCGTCCGCGATCTCGTCGCGTTCACGGTAAAGGAGGCGGAACGCACAGTTGGCGATCTCCTCGATGATGAGGTTGCGCTTCTCGTCGTCGTCGTAGCTGACCTTGCACCACCACAGGCTGTTGCCGTGGCGGAAGTCGAACGAGGCCAGCTTGCGGCGCTCGTGCAGCATCTTCGCCTTCTCGCGGGGCGATGCGGCGATGGTGACGGCCCCGTTCCACAGGTAGGTTTCGATCGCGTCGGGGCCGAGCGGGGCGCGATCCTTGTCGCCGCGCCATTCCAGATGGTCGAGGAGCAGGTCGTTCCAGTCCTTGGTGGTGCCCTCTCCGTCGGGGCGGACCTGCGCGGCGGTGGCTTCCCAGCCTTCCGCCTTGGCCTGTTTTACGAAGCGGCGGGACCAGCTGACACCAGCCTCGCCGGGGTCGAACGCGAAGACGAGGCGCGGCCGGGTGGCGCGCTGGATGCCCTGCAGTCCGCCCCGAAGCATTTCGAGGAAGTGCTTCGGCCAGAAGTTGCAGGACATGGCGGAGACGGCGACGAGGTGCGCGCCCTGGTGAAGGGCGGCGGCATTGAAGATGCCCTCGGTGATCCAGATGTCATCGGCGCGGGCCAGATCCTCGAGGGAGATCTTGGGCGGGATCCAGCAATGCCCACCGGGCTTCCCGCCGGCTGCGAAGTGGGCCTTCTTTTCGAAGCGCCCCGGCTTGTCGATGATGCGTTCCCAATAGGTGGGGCCGACCGGGAAACGGACGGTGGCGCTGGTCTCGCGCGTCTTGGGGTCCTGGTAGACCTCTTGAGTGTAGGCGCTCCGCAGCAGCCGCAGGTCGAGGCCCCGCTCGCTGGACAGGTACGCGTCGGCCGAGGCGTGGGGATCTGCGTCAGTACGTGGGTGGCGCTTCGACCAGTCTTCGAACAGGTCGGGCAGCAGGTTGCGGACGCTGTCTTCCCACTGGCACTTGCCTTTGCCGCACCGGACGATCTTCGGCTCTTTGGCCGCGCAGAACACCGAGGACTTCCGGCAATCGGGGCACACGCCCTCCTGCAGCCAGTCTCCGCCGGTCTTCTTGAACTTAAAGCGGGCCGTCAGGCCCTTTATGACATCGTCCTGCAAGCTCACCGTCCGGCGCCCTCGCGGGTGCAGGTGACTTCAATGTCAAAGCCCAGCCAGAGCAGCCAAATGCGAAAGCCCTTCGCTGTCCGGTCCAACGAACCGTGGTGGATGATAATGCGCTCGACTGCTGCGCGCGGTATGATGTTGGCAGGCAAAGCTTCCCCCTCGACCGCAGCGCGGCCGTTAAAAATCACTGTTGAGTGGTGGTCCGGTGGCCGGTTAGGCCGAGGCGAACATCGTCATCTGGCTATCGTCTGGCCCGTCGCGGCTAGGCGGCAAGACGTGCGGGATCTGGTCCGCCGGGCACTGCGGCAGGTTAAGGTCTGGCCGGTCGATTAGGCCGGGGTTGAAGCTGTGCACGAAGACGATCTCGGACATGAAGGTGTGTCCGCAGCCGGTGTTCGTGCAATGCGCATGGAGGTGCTTGACCGTCGCCGTGACCCGCGTGGAACGCCGGATGAAAGCCGGCGCTTCGCATTTCGGGCAGGTGATGAGCGCGCTGTCCTTGGAGAGCGCGCCACCCGACCGAAGCCGGAATTCCAAGGGTGCATGGATAAGCGGCCCCCCGCGTAGTACCCCTTCGCCGCTCATTTTCGTCCGTCCTCCGCTTCCTTCTGGTCCAGCGTGGCCAGACCGTCCGTCAGGCTTTCGATGGCTTCATGAACTTCCTGCCGGGCGCGGCGCCTGGCGCGCGGATCGCTCGAGCTGCTGGCCGTGATGAGGGCAGCGACTGCCTCCCCGGTTTCTTTGGCCGCCTTGCCGGCGACCGCCGCGAGGCAATGATCGGGACCGTCCCGCCCGGCGAGATCGAGCCGCAGCGCGTTGAGGCGGTGAAAGGGTGCGTGATCGCCGCCGTGCTCCATGAAGGCGCGGTCAAGGCGCTCGGCGTCGATGAGGCGGATCTCGGTCTCGCAGTCCGGGTCTGACCAGTAGCGAACTGCGCGCTCGGTCACGCCGCAGATGGCGGCGCAGCGATCCCAACCGATCCGCCCGGCTATTTCGGTCAGCGTCAGCTGATAGGTGAGAGGCTCGCGGCGCTTCGTCACAGGGAAGCCCTCTTCATTTGCGTTAAGTTATTGCAAGAGACGCGGCCTGCGCGGGCATCTACCCCCACTTGGCGGACACCGACGCGCTGATCGACGCCGGACCAACGAGAGGACGCCTCCAGCATTTCGACAGGGTAGATATCGGGGCGAATAGAATGACGCGAAACGCCATAGAGCTGCTCGGAAAGCAGCACGAACTCGGCGGGCATTTGCTTGGACTGATTGATCCAGCGCCACACTTTCGGTTGCGGCACGCCCAGGTCGCGAGCCATCTGACTATCGCTTCCAGCCCGATTTCGGCAGAGGACCAGCGCCTCGTAGCGGGAGATTTCTTCATCCATGAAGCGCTCTATACAGAACCGTATAGATGGGTCAACGAATTTGTAGAGTGTGCCGCTATTCAAATTCGTATAGGTGCCGCGAATGGCTGATATCGTTGGTTCGCGCCTAGAGTGGCTGCTTCAAGATCGTCATAAGAGCCAATCCGCCTTAGCGCGTGATTTGGGCGTTTCGCAGCCGACTGTCGGCCGCCTGATCTCTGGTGAGACCCGGGAAACGGGCAAGATTATCGAGCTTGCGAGAGCTCTCGGGACCACGCCCGAATATCTCATCGGCGAAACTGATGATGATGGCCCCTCGGCGCGCGTCGTGCTCGCTGCACCTAGCGACGACGATGATGAGATCGTCGAGATAATGGAACTCGACTTGGCTTTCGGCATGGGGGGCGGGAGTTATCTAGATCTGCCTGTAAGGCCGAAGGGGCGGAAGTTCGCCCGGGATTGGCTGCGCCTCTACACGAACTCGCCGCCTAGCCGGATATTCCTGGCCCGGGGGATTGGGGACTCCATGGCTCCCACGATCCAGAACGATGATGTGGTCATTATTGACACAGCTGAAGATGCGGTACGCATAGGCGACCAAATCTGGGCCGTAGCATACGGAAATTTTGGATTGATCAAACGCCTTCGGCCGCTCCCGAGCGGAGGGATCAAGATCATGTCCGACAATCCGCTCGTTGAATCTGAAATAGCCTACGACGGTGAACTGCATACGATTGGGAAGGTGGTGGCAGTAGTTCGGAAAATGGCAGGCTGATGCCGTTCGACACTCCGCTTCCGCCTCTATCGCTTGCAGTCGTCGGAATCGAATTCGACAACAGCGACGGATCTAACCGCCGGTTCGCCATGGCTATGTGCAGCATTGGCGATCCAATCGAGCTACGCTTGGAGCCTAAGAACCCGGCCGACGAAAACGCGGTCGCCGTTTACAATTCAGCGGGAATGCAGCTCGGCTACATCACCTCGATCCGCGCCGTCCGCATCAGCGCATTGATACGTGAGGGCCGAGAGCTGCAGGCCGTGTTCCAACGCCGCACGGAGTTTGGTGCATGGATCCGGGTGGCATTCGATGGCGAGGCGCCCGTCCTTACGGCGGCCATGATCGAAGAGAGCAATTCCCCTCGTCCGCATCGGAAGCGCCTCGATTTGGACAGCCAGGTCAGGGATGATGAGCCAGATTTCTACCCGGACGAGGTATGGCCGGATGACTGAGGGGGCGAGGCATGAAGTTCATGGTCCAGCTAAAGGCTCGCATCGATCGTTGGTTCGACGAGCAACAAGTCGCTCTTGATCAGCGCAAGGCCGAAGAGCGAAGCGGAACGCAAATACTTGATGAAATCGCGCGCAAGGAGCGGCTCGGCGTGGAGGGCCGCCTGCTGGAGCACTTCAAGGCCTATCGCACAGGTGCGATCGACCTCGACGATTATCGTGCCGAGATCATGTTCGAACGAGAGGGCGTCAAGGAGGCAATGAAGGACTTGCGGGCGAACAGGAAGCACATCGCATCCGGTGACTTCGAGGAGCAAATGATGGCTCTTGAAGAGGACTTGGACGATACGGCCTGGCGGCTTGAATGGGTGAACGAGCAGCGAAATAATTAAACGCTTTCCAGCGAAATCCGCTGCTTGATGCCCGCGTTGCCCATGCTCGTATCGATCGACGCCACCAGCCATTGGACGGCGTCGATCTTCGGGTTCCAGCCCGATAGCGTCACCCGCAGATTTGTCTGCAGGCGGGTGTCGGCGACAGCCAGCTCGTACTCGAACTGGTAGACGCCCCGCTTGCGCTTCGACGCCTCGGCCTCGGCCGCCTGTTTCGCCTCGGCCTCGCTGGCATAATTCCGCTTCAGGCGCTTCGCCTTGCTGCCGCCCGTAGAGACCTTTTTGCGCTTCCCGCTGTCCTGGTCGTGCCAGGTGGCCTCGGCGCCGTCGTAGTCATCGCGCTGGGCGCGGGTGAAGCGCCAGGACCAGCCATCGCGCTTGGTCAGGGTGACGGCCGCCAGTTCCCTGCCGCTGGCGGTGGTGGTGCTGCCGATCGGCATGAAGACGAGCTTGCGGTCCTTCCACGTCGCGACGGCGTCGTAGCGGCTCCCGAGATCCTTCACGAGCACCATGTCGCTCTTGCCGTGCTGGTCGAGCGCCGCGACGGCCTTGCCCGCGAGATCGGAGTGGACCTGCGCCGTGATTGCGTTGCGGCTCGCGATCTGCTCGAGGATCGCGCCGAGGGTGGTGTCCTTCCACACCTGCGTCCGCCGCTTGCGGTAATCGCCGTTGAGGTCGGCCGAGCGGGCAGTGATCCGGATCTGGTCGGGCGGGCCGGTCGGTTCTACCTCGTCCACGGTGAAGCGGCCCTTGTCGACCAGGCCAACAGGCACGCTCGAGCCCGAGATCCAGCCCAGCGCGAGCGACAACACCTTGCCCGGCTCGGGAATGTCGAGCTTGCCGTCCGCGTTCTGCAGGGTGAGCGACAGCTCGTCGGCCTCGCCGCCGCGCTTCTCCGACAGCGACAGCTCGACGAACCGCGGATTGATCTTGTCCGCCAGATCCGCGCCGTCCAGCGTGAGCCGCAGCCCGGCGATGTTCGCGTCTGCCATCAGTCGACCCGCGTGATGCGGAGCTGGAAATCGACCGCGCGCGGGATACCGCCAGCCATCACCGTGCGGTGCGTGGTGTCCAGCTGGTCGATGCGAAAATGGCCGAGGACCCGGCCGGCGCCGTCGACCAGTGGCCAGTTGCCGCCGGTGTCCGCCATCTCGACCAGGCTATCCAGCGCGGCGTAGGAACCGGCGACCTCGGGGACGAGCAGCCCGGCCAGCGAGATAGTGTCCTCGCCCGGCCCGACGAACTGCGTTGCCGGCCGGGCCATGTGGCGATCTGTGCCTTCGTGCCGCCACGCCTGGCTGCGCTGGAAGTCGGAATAGGCGGCCGTGTCCATGCCGAAGATGAACATGCCCAGTGTCAGGAGCCGGGCCGGCGACATGAGGGGGGCGGAGGCCATCAGCGATCCTCGTAGCTGCTGCGGCCGCGCTGGGCCTTAATCCGATCGAGCTTGCGGACGACAGCGTCGGCCAGATCATCGACGCTCATGCCGGGCGTACCGTGGACGTGGATCTCGATCGGCGCGGACCCTCCCGCTGCGGTCGCCCCGCCGGCCGGGCGCGCAGCAGCGGCCATCGGCGTAAGGGAGATCGCGCCGGCGGCTGCCACGCCGCTGGCCATGCGCCCGATCGCGCGCACCGGCCCGTGGCGGTTCTTGTCGATTCCGCGCTCGAGGCCGCTGGTGACATGCCCGCCCATGGCCATGAACAGGCGCGAGGGCGACTTGATGCCGAGGTAATTCCGGAAGGCAGCGACACCGTTCTTCGCGACCGAGATCAGCTTCCACGCCAGCGCCATCGGGTTGATGGCCATGAGCAGGCCCTGCATCATCATCGAGCCGATGTTCCGCAGCCAGTCGGGCAGCGCCTGCACCGACGACTTCACCCAGGCTACGCCCTTCATGAAAGCCCCGCTGATCGCGTCCCAATGGGTGTAGACGAGGTACGCCGCGCCAGCGAGCGCCGCGACGATCAGGGTGATGACCAGAACGATCGGGTTGGCCATCATCATCAAACCGGCCTGCATGACTCCCCGCGCGAGGAACATGGCGGCCATCCGCATCAGGCCGAAGCCACGCACCGCGAATCCGGCCGTCCTCATGGCGATGCTGCCAAAGCGGCCGAGCAGAGCGCCGGCTCGCGAGACGCCCTCGACCTTGCGGAAAAACGGGATGAGCCGGGCGAACGGGCCGAGCAAGCCGCCGATCGCGAACTGCGCGGCGCCGAGGCCGATACGGAACGCGACCAGCCCGGTGAGCGCCGTGACAATGCCCGATGAAAGGCGCGGGTTCTCGGCGCTCCATGCGCGCACGGATCTGGAAATGCTCAGTACCGCGCGCGAACCTTCGACGACGGTGGGGAGCAGCTGCTGGCCCAGCTCGATGTTGAGGGCCTTGAGCCCGTTCATGGCGAGCCCGGTGGCGCCCTCGGTCGTGGCGATGGCGGACAGGTATTCCTTCTGCATCGAGCCAGCGTAGCGCGCCTTGTCGCCCACCAGCGCAAGGTTCGCCTTCAGCTTGTCGAGGTTGGTCAGCATCGGCGCGATTGCGGCTACCGATTCCGATCCGAAAATCTGGGTCAGGATGCCCGACTGCTGCGACTTCGGGACCTTGCTGAGCCGCTGCAGCACGTCGGTGATCGCCCCGCCGGCGTCCTTCTGCATGCGCTGGGCAAGATCGGTGGTCTTGAGGCCGAGGCTGTCGAGGGCGGCCGCCTGGCCCTTCGTTGCCGCCTCGCCCTTGGTCAGCGTCAGCATCATGTTCTTGATGCCCGTGGCGGCGACCTCCTCCTCGACGCCGACGCTGTTGAGGAGCTGCGCCATTGCCCCGACCTGCGCAGCCGCAACGCCGGAGACTTCGCCCAGCGCGCCGATCCGGGTGATGATGCCGGAGACGGCGGTGGCGTTGCCGCCATAGGTATTGGTGAGCGCGTTGACCTGATCGGACAGCCGCACGACGTCGCCTTGGCTCATCGAGAACGCAGTGCGCCACTTCGCCATCATGCCGCCGGCCTCGTCGCCGGTCATGTCGAACGCCACGCCCATCTTGGCGGCGTCTTCAGCGAAGCGGAGCAGCTCCTTGCGCGGGATGTTGGCGCGTCCGGCAGCGGCGACGATCGCGGCGATGCCTTCGGCCGCCATCGGGATCCTGGTGCTGAGATCGAGCACGTCGGTGGACATCTGGGCAAAGGCCCTGGGCGTGGGGAAGTCCACGACCTTGCGCACGTCGGCCATAGCGCTTTCGAAGGTCATCGCCTGCCGGGTCGCCATGATCAGCGGCAGCGACATGGCCGCGCCCTTGAGCAGGTTATCCTGCCCCGCCGACCTCCATTCCTGCGCCTTGTTGAGCATCGCCATCCTGTCGGCGTTGATCGCCGCGAGTTGGCGCTGGCGTTGCAGCTGCTGGTTGGTGCGGGCCAGCTGGCGCTCGAGCGCGCGCTCGCTGTTCATCAGCTCGGTCACGTTGCCGGCGCTGCCGGCGAGCTGACGGCGGACCTTCGCCAGCTCGCGCTCGAGCTTCTTCGATTCACCGGTGAGCCCACGGATCGACTTCGAACCGCTGCGGCCGAGGCCGACGATGTTGCGCAGCGCCCCAGACATCTTGTCGACGCCGAGGAAGTTCACGATCAGGGATAGCTTGTTGCTCACGTCTCGCCGTCCTTAGGTCCGTGCTGGCGATTCCAGATCGCCACCGCGCGCTCACGCCAATCAAGCAGCTCATCGATCGACAGCGCCGCCAGCTCGCTGAGCGGCCAGTGGAAGATGGCGGCGATTTCGGCGATCAGGTCCTGGGCCGATGTTCCGCCATCAGTGCCTCGATCGCTGCCAGCTCCATCTTCGTCATAAAAAAACCGCGAATGGTGCCGCAGATCTCCGCCAGGTCTTCCGGCTCCAGGTCGTCGGCTTCAGGCTGGGTAAGCGGCGGGTCGGTGACGCGGGGAATGAGCTTGAGCATGGCGGTAACGTCGGTGCCGAGGATGTCCTGCAGCGACAGGTTGCGCAGCTCGCCCGACTTGGGCTTGCGGATGTTGAGCTTCTCGATCCTGGTCTCGCCGCGAACGATCGGCTCCGACAGCGTCACGGTCTCGAAGCGGTTCTTGGTCGCGGTGGTGGCGGCAATATCGGTCTGGTCGGCCATGTGCGGGGCTCCTGGTCAGCGGGGCGGATAAGGCCGGGGAGGGGGAGAAAGAGCTTGCCGGTCCTCCCCGGCCCACCACCGAGGGCGGCGCCCCGCAACAGGACCGCCCCAGTGGAACTGTGGTGCTGGGGTCAGCTCAGAAGGATGGACATGATCTCGGCGTAGCGATCGACGCCGTCGACCATGAACACGCCGCCCACCATGTCGATCTCGACCTCGACGACGCCGTCCACCTCGCGGCGGTAGTAGGCGACCGGCACGGTGTACTTGTGCTCGGTGCCTTCGCCCGCCTTGGCCTTGCCCTCGTCAATCTCGGAGAAGCGGCCGCCGATGAAGATCTCGACCGCCTGCGCGGCGGTGCCGTCATCGGCGCGGTAGGCGCCCACCAGGCGCAGCGGGACGCCGTCGACCGCCGTGGTGCCGAAGCGGCGGATTAGCGCCGCCGTGTGGCCGCCCATGGTCAGGGTGGCTTCCTGCGCCTCGAGGCCCATGTCGAGCTTCACGGGGCCCAGCATGCCGCCGCCGCGCCAATCCTCGGTGGCAATGGCGAGCTTGGGCTGTTCGAACTCGGAGACGATGCCGAGGTAGCTGGCGCCGTCGACGTAGGCGTTGAGGTTGATGAGCTTGCGCGGCAGACCCATGGCCGGATCCTTTCAGAAAGTGGGAGGGGTCAGGCTCAGACCAGCTGGTCGGCGAAGTCCGAGTAGTAGAAGTCCGTGATCACCAGGTTGACCCGAGGGTTTTCCATCGGCGCGCAGGCGGTGAACTGCATGCGGAAGGTCGGGCGACCAGCGGCGAGCTGGTCCGAGGTGTTGGCCGAGCGATCGAAGAACGCCTTGGCGCCGACGATCCGGCCCTGAGTGACCAGTGCGCGGAACGCCGCGTTGACCTTCTCGAGCAGGTTCTTGATCTGGCCCGTGGTAATGGGCTGATCGATGAACGGGCGGATGGTGGTGGCAATCACGTCCTGCAGCGCAAAGCTGGTCCGCACCGCGCTCTCGAAGACGAAGTCCGGCTGCTCGGGACCCGCCGTGGTGCGGTTGCCCCAGAAGCGGGTGCCGTCGGTGCGGATGATCGTGGTGACCGGCGCGTCGTTGAGCACACCGGCGTCAGTCGAGCTGTCGAGCAGGTCGAAGTGGACGTCCTTCGAGATCGACAGCACGCCCTCCATCGCGACGTTCGACAGCGTCTTGTGCCAACCGATCTCCTCGTCGATGCGGGTGCGCAGGCCGAGGGCGCGAGCGATAGCATCGCCAGTCCAGTCGTTGGTGTCCGGCCAGATCAGCATCAGCTCGCGAGCCGCGAAGTTGTCGCGGTAGAGGACGACGGCCGCGATGTCGGCGCCGATCGCGCGGGCATAGGCCATGCCGCGCAGTTTCTTCGCGGTGATGACCAGCTCGGTGGTCACCGCCAGGGTGTCGAGGCCGGGCGCGCCAATGATGCGCGGGCGCACCCCGACCAGGGTCTCGGCCGCGAGCAGCGCCTGCAGGCCGGTATAGGTGCTGCCGTCCGTGGAGCCGATGACGTTCTCGTTGGTCTCGGCGACGGTCGCGCCTTCCTCTACGCGCACGACGACGACGATGGGGCTCGCCTGGTCGCCGATCGCCTCGAGCGCCTTCTTCAGGGTGCCGAGCTTGCCGGCCTTGCCGGCGGCGACGTCGACGCTGGTGACGAGCACCGGCGTGTTGAGGGGGAACGCGGCGTCGATGTCGGCCGCGACGTCGCCGACGCCGGCCTCGCTGGTAGCGATCAGACCGATCACCGCCATGCTGGACGGCGAGACCGTGACGGTGCTGTCGGACGATTCGGTAAGGGTCAGGCCGTGGGTCATGGGACTTGCCTCAGCTGGCGATGGGAATGGAGAGGGTGACTTGCGCGTTGGGCTCGACGACGTCGGTGCGCTTGCCGGCGATCGAGATCGTGAGGTTGCCGTCCGCGAAGGTGCCGGCGATGCCGATCCTGGCCACCGCGATGCGCGGCTCCCACCGGCGCAGGGCGAGTGCCGACGCTGCGCGCAGCAGCATCACGCCGGCCGAGTTGGCTGGATAGTCGATGAGGTTGGGGACGTCGGAGCCGAAGTCGCGGCGCATGACGCGGGTACCGAGCCGGGTGCTCAGGATCTTGCCGATCGACTGCGCAAGGTGCGCAGTACCGTCGAGGGCTTTCCCGGTGGTGGCGTTCATCCCGATCATGGGAGAAATCAAAGCCCCTTGCGCGGGCTTTTATCTAGGGCCCGGTGGGGTAGAGAGCGGCGCTACCCGGACCAATCCAAGCAGATGAGCGTCCGCTATCAGGAGCACAGATCCGAGCGGTGTATGGCCGGATTTGGTGGATTGCGGACCGTCCGCTTACGGGACACCTATGGCGATAGCCGACATAGGTCGGCACCGCCTTGCCCGAAAAGGATCGAGTTTTGTGAAGATGGTGCTGGGCCGATTATTCGGCGAAGGCGATGAGATTCCCGCCGGGATCGCGGAGGATGAATGTGCGCGCCCCCCATGCCTCCCTTTTGAGGCGCTGATGCCACTCGACACCGGCGGCCTCGAAGGTCCGCGCCAGCTCCTCGATACCCTGAACGGTCACGGTGGCTGAAAGAGCATCGACTTCCCGCCCACGGAAGCCGTCCACGAACACTTGGCCGTCTGTATGCCGCAGGTTGAGGCAAGCGCCGCCGCGCCTGACCTGCGCATAGAAGGGCGGATCGCCGTGCATGAACATGAGCGTGAAGCCGAGGCGATCGCGATAGAACGAGCAGGCCGCATGCAAATCCGGCACGAAAAGTTGGGGCTCGACCGCGATCAGGTTTGGTTCTTCATTCATGGTTGTCCTCCTGCGTCTCGCCGGCAAGGCGGAGCATCACGTCGGATGCGGCAAGCAGAGTCCGACGGTTGGCAGCATCCAGTTGGTTGGACATCGCATCCGCCAACCATTGACGGCGTCGAACCATCGCCCGGTGCAATGCCGTGGAACCGGCATCGGTCAGGGCGATCAGCTGACGACGGCGATCGGCCGGATCAGTCGGACGCTCGATCAGCGCGGCATCCTCCAATCGGACCAGCAGGCGGCTCAGGGATTGGGGCTGCAACCCCTCGCTACGCGCAAGCGTGACCGCACTCATCGGACCTTGCCGGTGCAGAGACGCGAGCAGCGCCAGTCCGCTGCCGGTCACTTCCGCGTCTGAAGCGGGCCGCCGCAAGCGGCGCGCCAAGCGGAGTACCGCCCGCACGATCTTGGCCTCGTCGGGCTCATGACTATCAGTACCGCTCATTTAATACGCATTGCGTATTATTGACTGACTGTCAAGGTTAGGTAGGCTTTCCCGATTGGGAACCTATAGCGGGACAGTTTCCCCGGCGATCGAGCCGAAAGCCGTCCGGGTGCGCCGCCTTTCCCAAACCTGTTCCCGATTGCTCATCCCCAAATGGCCTCGCGGAGACGGAGAAACGGAAAGATCGCGCCTAACGAATGGCCGTTATCGGGAGCCCAGATCGCCAGGCTGGCCGTCCGGGTGGGGGGCGTGACCGGAAAGTCCCCTGTTGGCCACGGATCATGAATAGCAGACGTTGATTCGTCCGGCATGACCTAGGTTGGCCCGCCCGTCTGAGCGGTCCCAGCCTGGACATTGCCGTGCTTGTGGTTCTTGAGGCTGATGTCGCCCGCCAGCACGTCTTCGCTCGCGGTGATCTTCCCCTCCACCGTGACGTCTCCCCGAATGGTCAGACCGCCGGGCGCTTCGATGATGGCGGACCCGCCACCGGGCAGCACGGCCGTCAACACGTGAGCTTCAGGGTCGTAGCCAATGCGAGCCCCGTCCTTGAACTCGATCAGATTCGCCAGCCCAGCGGCAGGCAGCGGGAAAGCGTCCTGCTCGATACCGGTCAGCGCGATGGCGGCGCCGATCTGCCCGTCCGGACATAGCACGACGGCCTGCTCGCCGACCGTGGGAGGGCTCCATACGCGGGTGTCGCCGCAGCGGAAGGCGAGCCAACGGATCGGCGGGGTGGTCGCCCCGCCGTCCTCGTCGTCCTCGTCGCCGTAGAGCACGGTGCAGCGCCGCGCGCCGAGATCCACGGACGCGATCGTGCCGAGGCGGATCAGCTCCGACAGGTCAGCCGGGATGTCTTCCTGGTCTTTCACGGCGAGACTGGTTCCGCAGCGGGCGCCCCGGCCCGCGCCTTCGCATCATGATCGCGGATCGCGTCGACCTTGGCGGCGCATTTCTCGAAGCCCGTCTTGTAGCGGTTGCGGCTCTCGACGATGTCGCCGGTCGAGACCAGCTCGACGTCCTGGACAACGCAGCGCGTCATGAGCCCGGCCGGGACGCCCTGGTAGATCGACGGCGGCGGCGAAGCGATCTCACTTCTTGTCGAGCAGCCGGCGCAGATCAGCAGGGATAGGGCGAGACATGTACTCTTTGACCTCGGCATTGCTGGCCTCCAATTCCTTGAGTTGCGTGGCGGCGGCGGTGTTCTGCTGCTCGATCAGCGCGAGCTTGTCCTCGAGCAGCAGGACGTTGCGCTGCTCCAGCGCGCGGAGCCGGTTCTGTTCGGCCGCATGTGCAGCCCACCCCTTGTTGGTGGTGACCAGCTCGCCGATCTGGGCTTCCTTCGCCTCGAGCTGGTCGTTCTGCCGCTGGATGTGCAGCCAGGCGATGAGAGTGGCGCCGAGCCCGCACACGGCCAGGACGCCGACCATGGCGAAAATCTGGGATCGGAATTGCTTGAACAACGTGATCACGGCTCTTCTCCTTGGGTTGCGTTCTCCCTGTGCTTCGCAGCGGCGACCCGCGTTTCGGTGTTGGCCCGTAGCTTGATGCCGAGGCGTTCGTAGACGATGCGTTCGAGGAGGCGGATGGAGACGTTGGCGCCGAGCCACCCGAAGATCCCCACGACAAAGCCCGACCACAGCGGGTCGAGCGACATGGCGCGGCACAGAAGCATGACGAGGAAGCCGACGAAGCCGGAGGAGACGGCCTCGGTCAGCGCCCGCCACCCGCTCAGCTCGTTGCCCTTGTCGTGCTCCCGCATGACGTAGCCGAGCAGTCCGCCGACCGAGGCCAGCACGGTATAGCCGATCGACGTGAGCCAGTCGGAGAAGGAGAAGTGTTCCATTATACCCCTGCCTGGTTCACGGCGCGGCGCCGTACAGCGCCGCCTCGTCTGCGCGGCGCGACTTGAGGCCGTTCATCGGCTTCTTGTCGTTGTAGATCCATTTGCCGAACTCGCCCCGCGCGGCCGCGAAGTTGCCCGCCTTGTGCAGCTTGCCGAGCGTGGCCGAGCGGATCTTGCCGGTGTTGTAGTGGAACGAGACCAGCGCATCGAACTGGCTCTGCGTCGTCGGGGCCGCGCCGATGAAGGCCGCGACCTCCTTGACGTACTTCTGGATCTCGACATCGAAGCGGGCATCGCACTGCGCCTGCGTCCACACCACGCCCTTGCGGATGTCGGCACCGGTCGAGCCCCATCCGATCGTCCACGGCTTGCCGTCAACGCTGCCGGGGTCGGGGTAGGCTTCGAACATGCCGTCCTTGCGCTTTTCGGCGCAGCCTTCCCACTTCTTGATGAGGGTCTTGCCGGCGGGGCCGAGGGTGCGGGGAGCGTCAGGCATCGTCTTCGGCCTTGGTGAGGATCGCGCCGAGGCGGCGATCGATTTCGAGGAGCTGGATCATCGCGGCGCCGAGGTGCGCGCGGGCCTCACCGTAGCGCTCGGCGGCTTCGTCATCGGGCGCGGGGGCAGTGCGCAGCGCGTCCTTCAAGTCCCGCGCCTCGATCGCGAGGGGAGACAGCAGGGCGAGCGCCTGGGCGCTGATATCGGTCATGGCTTCACTCCTCAGGTAATCGGTTCGCGGATGCCGGCGCGCTCAAGGCCCCACCAGCGGGCGGGCAGCAGGTTACCCAGCGAGCCGCGGTTGATGCCCATCAGCCAGTCGTATTCCCGGCCGTAGAGGTCGATCGCGGCGGTCACGCCGTCGATGGCCGAGCCGCCGGTGTTCCTGGGCAGGCCAGTGGCGGGGTCGTAGAACAGCGCCCGCTTCGCCGCGCCGGTCGGCGTAAGCGAGATGTCGAAGGCGGTTCCGGTGATCAGCATGTAGCGGCGCAGGGCGATGCCCTTGAGCGGGGCCAGCGTGCTCATGAACAGCTGGGTCAGCAGCGCGAGGCTGATCGGGATACCATCGGCCGGGATCGCCACCGTCGTGATGTCCTCGTTGAAGCCGAAGTGGGCGAAGCCGAGGTCGGTATCGACGGACAGGAAGAAGCCGTTGCTGCGGTAGGGATCGGGGGCCGGGCGCACGACTGCCGATCCGGCCAGCGAGGTGCCGCTGGTGTTCTTGAGGAACAGGCGGACGGAACTCAGGCCGGAATTGGTCTGCAGCAGGGTCGCGGTGTCGAACGAGCCCGAGCACCCGCCCGGCATGACCCGCATCGCGATGAACAGGGTCAGCTTCGTGGTGTTGGGGATGCGCGGATAGAGGATGGCATTCGCCGCATCGACCGGCACGAGCCGGGGGTTCTGCCGGCCGTCGTCCATGCCGAGGAACTCGACCTCGTAGCGCGGATTGGTGTCGCCGGTGTCCTGCGCCATCAGGAACGTCTTGCGGCCCTCGTGCCCGCCCCGGAAGTTGGACGCCTTGACGATGATCTCGCGCGAGCCCTGGGTGATCTTGCCGCTGCCGCGCGTGATGGCGCCGGTCTTGCCGATCGCGACAGCGCCGTCGCTGTTGTCGCCGGCCGACCGGATGCAGTTGGCGACCGTGCCGAGGATCAGTCCATTGGACAGCACCGTGCCGGCCGCGTCGTTCTCGCGCAGCGGCAGCACTTCCTCGTGGACGTAGGGCGCGCCGCCGTAGGACGCGCGCAGCAGCCGGGTGTCCTCGTAGCCCTTGAACGTTGCCCCCTGCGAAGCGAAGTGCAGGCCGTCGAACGTCAGGCCGTCTTCGGTATTGCTGGGGAGGTGCTGCCGCCAGATCGTTTCCCAATCCCAGATCTTCGCACCATGGATTGCGCGCAGTTCACGGAACAGGCGCCGCTGCTTGTCCTCGACGCCGTTGGCGAGGCTGCCGCCGGTGGCGAACACCCACGCGCCGGTGAAGGACGCGATCAGCGCGTCCACGTTGGCACGGGTGACGTCGTAGGCCACCGTCTGCTCGTCGTTGGTCGAGGCTTCGCAGATGTTCATGCCCGCAGCGCGGGCCGGGAAGGCCGCATTGTCGGCGAGGACGCGGGCGAGGATCTGCCCGGCGGTGTCGCCGTTCTTCCCGAGGTTGGCGCTGTCGACCATGCCGGGGGACAGCTTCAGCGTCACGTCGTAGGACGTGCGCACGGGCGCGCCGATGCTCTGCCAGGTCAGGCTGTCGCCGCTCGGCCGATAGATCAGGCCGGCGCCGATCGGATCGAAGAGGCAGTCGTTCTTGAGCGCGGCCTCGTTGCGGATGATCATCGCGCGGTAGTTGCTCGTCATCTGCGACAGGCGCGCCGAGCGGACCTGCGCCGCCAGCTTGACGGCGTCCAGCTGGTCGGAGCGGGCGAGGCCGAGCGAGATGTAGCGCGTGGCGTTGTGATTGCCCCAGGCAGCGCCGGAAACCTTGCGCCAGCCCAGCTGCCACTGCGCCCCGGCACCGCCAGCGTAATAGCCGCTGCCGAACGCCCTGGGCGCGCCGGCCGCGTCGAAGCCATTGACGAACGGGATGTAGTATCGCCCGGCCACGCCCATGCAGCGGGGGATGACGAAGCCGCCCTGCGCGGTGAACTCCGCTGCCGTGATCGTGGCCGACGACACCAGCAGGTCGCCGGCCGAGCCCGGCACCGCATTGAGGCTGGCGGTGGGCAGGCGCTCGTAGATGCCCACGGTGTAGTAGGCGGCGTCGGTCGGCGCGGTCAGCGCTGCGCGGATCATGTCGATGAAGCCGGGCGGGAAGTCCGTGCCGCAGAGCCAGCCCCGCGCGATCGAGGTGAACAGGCCGGCGGCGGTGTTCTGGCCGCTGCCGAACAGCGACACCAGCGTCGTCGCACCGGCCCGGTTGCGGTCCATGGCATTGGTGAACGATGCCGTCGCCGCCGTGGCTGTCGCTGCCTGCGTAGCCATCAGGGTGATGAACGGCTGGGCCAGCTTCTCGAAGAAGGCGGACGCCAGCGTGCGCCACATCGCCCCGCCCTTGAGCACGGGCAGGGTCTCGGTGCCGTCGACGTTCTCGGGCGGCAGGACGGGAAGCTGGGAAGTCTTGGCCATGTCAGGTCCCTACAGCGATGAAGCAGCAGTCCACGTCGGCGTCATCTGCGTTGAAAGCGGAAAAGCCGGTCTTCGCGATTGTGGAAGTCACGACGCCCGGGCCGTTGTCCTTGGAATCGGTCCCGCTGCCGAGCACGCCGCTGGGAACGGCGGCGAAGCAGGCCGCGCCGAAGGCTTGGGCGAAGACCACTGGTGTCGTAGCGTTCGCGCTCGCGGTGAAGCGGCCCCAGACGATCTGCAGCCCGAAGAACCGGATGAAGCCGCTCTGCGCGAGCGTCATCGTGATGGGGCCGAGACGGCGGGGCGTCACTACCTTGTCGGCGGCGGCGCCGGCTGTGATGTCCGCTGCGCTCGCCTCGGTCACCGTCAGGATGCGGCTTGCCGAGAGATCGCCGCCGCCGGTGACGAGGCCGCCGCCAGTGATCGTGCGGCCCCGCAGCGCGTCCATGGCGCTGCCGATGTTGTCGAGCACGGGGCGCAGGCGGCGCGGAGTGACTGCCTTGTCGGCCGCCGTGCCCGCGTCGATCTCGGCCGCCGTCGCCTCGGTGACCGTCAGCGTGCGATTCGCGGAGAGATCGCCGCCACCCGTCACCAGGCCGCCGCCGCCGATGCTGGTGGACTTGAGCGCGAAGGTGGCCAGCGCGGTCGCGATGCTGTCGATCGCGGTCGTGATCGGCGTCAGCAGGCCGCTCAGGCGCGTGGCGAGCTTCGCCGGGGTGACGATGCGCTGGTCATCGGTGCCAGCATCCACCTCGGCCTGCGTCGCCAGCTCGGCGACACCGCGCATTGTCAGGGTCGCGGGCGGATAGAAGAATACCGCGTCGCCGAAGGCGATGTTGGCGGCGAGATCAGCCTCGAATGCGATGTCGCAGGCCAGCAGCGCGAAGGCGACGCCGGCCTTGTTCATCACCGGCTCGGTGCCGCCGTAGACCGCCAGGAGCGTCCCGTCCGACAGGAACAGACCGAAGCTGGTCGCGCTCCAGACCTCCGCCGAGGTGTCGTAGACTGTGAGGTGGGTGATGTTGGGCGCGGCGGCTACGCCAGCGACGGCATCGAGGCGCTTGAACTCGCCGGGCAGCGCGGTCAGCGTCGGCGCGAAGTCGAAGGGGGTGGCGGACAGGCCGACCCCGGCCACTACGGTGGCGCTGGAACCGGACGCCGCCTGCACGGCGGCCAGCCCTGCGTTGGTGAGCTTGATCGAAAGCGCGGCCATCAGCTGGTCTCCAGATAATCGAGGCCATCCTCGGTGCGGATCGGCTCGCCCTGTTCGGTCTGCCAGACGGCATT